TTTTTTATTTAAAATTATAAGGTTGGCAAAAAAAAGACGGCGGTTCAAACCATTGGTAGAAAGAAAAATCTTTCTCTGGGTCCAGGTTCAGTAGGCCATAGTCTCTGTCTTTGCGTCCATGTTCGTGGAGTATGATGCCAAGCATTAGCTCGCATATCTACACGTGACGGTAGTGGTAGTAGAAGCATTTGATCTATTTCTTCTTGTTCATAGATTCTTGCTCTTACCATCCATCTTAGACTTCTTGGGTCTGCTCTCTTTCCTTTGGATTCAAGTTTCTCTTTTATGTACTCACATAGTGAGTGGAAACGTTCGGAACATCCACATGCTGAATAGGCTAAGCCTATTGCTGCTGCAAGTAGTTGTTCTTGTGGTCCAGGTGTTTCAGGGAACATTAGATGTCTGAGTAGGTCTTCATCTTTTCGATAAGGTAGACCAAACGAGTTGTAAAAGCTTAGAACTGACATGCCACTTAATCTGTTTGAGAATTGTGACTTTGTGTTGCTCAGTTTAGCGTTGAAATAATGCATTGCGGAGTCTGCTAACATAGTTAGAAAGTTTGGTCCGATAATGACATATAGTTGCTCGTAGAAGGCGATGAGTGAATCGTCTCCTTGTACTCTAATCCAGAAGTCTTTGTGTTGAACATTGACTCCAAGCGCTGATAAGCAAGTGAGAATCATAATAAGATTTGCGAATGAGTCCATCAACTGTGTTTGTTGATATCCTGATCCGAATCCATTCCTAGTCCATCTAAAAAGACGGCCATCGGGAAGGAGGATTGGTGTGTGTTTTATTGAGTAACACATCCATTTCCATAATCTTTCGATTCTTTCTGGCTTTGTGCTTGCGTTTGGATAGAAAGAGGTTGATTGATACCTGCTGAAATCGAAATAGGATCTCCAAATCATATGTACTTCATCGATTAGCTCGAACAAAAGTCGCTTGTCGAACTGTGACCAATCAAGTGATAGGTATGAGTTTGGGGTTCCGGATTCGTGAACTTCAGAGAATAGCTTTCTCCATCCACCGCGGATAGTCTCTCTTCCCCATAGTAGTCTTCCAGTATCATCTTCATTTAAGTAAGTTGATTGGAGGGTCCATATGAACATATTTTCGACCATCAAAAGTAATTTTGTGGCTCCGAAAACGGCTCTGATTTTATCTGGTTCATCAGATGCTACAACGTGTGAGCGTGCATGCAATGTGTTCCAGAAGTATGGATTGGGGGTGTCACCATGCCAAAATGGGTGTAAACCATCTTTGATAAAGTGAACAAGAGATCTGTTATATTGGAATATTTCATTGTAGAGATTGTGAAAGGAAC